CAGGGCCGCTGGCATGAGCAACGTAACAATTCCTAATCTGCCCTCAGTCACGAGCCTTAGTGGGTCGTCTCAACTTCAGGTAGTTCAAAACGGTACATCTTACCGCGCTACGGCGCAGCAGATTGCCAATCTTAATGCTAATGGTGGAACAGTAACGTCTATTACGGCGCAAAACCCACTTTCTGGTGGAACTATTACAACTACAGGTACAATTGGTCTTAATAACAATGGCGTGACCAATACATACCTTGCTCAAATGCCGGGCTATACGGTTAAGGGCAACAATACATCAGGCTCAGCCCAACCCATAGATATGACGGCATCTCAGTTTATTGCCGCATTTGGCGTTGGCACGGTTACATCGGTTGCGACGGGTTCCGGTCTATCGGGTGGTCCAATTACAACTACTGGCACAATTTCTATTGCCGCCACAGGTGTAACGTCTGGAACTTACGGCTCCGCATCTACTGTTCCCGTCATCACGGTTAATTCGCAGGGCCAACTTACTGTTGCATCTAATACCAATATCTCCATTCCGTCAGGACAAGTTTCCGGCCTTGGAACGATGGCGACGCAAAATGCTAACGCCGTTGCGATTACAGGTGGTAACATAAATGGTACTACAATTGGCGGAACAACTCCTGCGGCGGCTACGTTTACTGCTCTTACAGCAACGGGCAGCACCAATCTTTCTACAGTAGCATCAGGCACTTGGAACGGCACACCAATCGCTGTTGCTTACGGCGGAACTGGGGCTACTACAGCATCTGGTGCGCGTACCAATCTTTCTGCGGCTCAGTCTGGCGCAAATAGCGATATTACTAGTCTGACTGGCCTGACTACGCCTCTTGCTGAGACGGAAGGCGGTACAGGCTATGGATCATATACGACGGGTGACATTCTTTATGCTTCGTCATCTTCCACCTTGGCCCGTCTTAATGACGTGGCTACTGGCAATGCTCTTATTTCTGGCGGCGTCGGTTCCCCTCCGTCTTATGGTAAGATTGGCCTTACTACGCACGTAAGCGGCACATTGCCTGTCGCTAATGGCGGCACGGGCGCGACTACATTGACGGGTTATCTTGTTGGCAATGGGACAAGCGCAGTAACGGCTGTATCTACAATTCCAAACGCCGGGCTGACCAATTCATCCATTACGATTGGCTCAACCGCAATTTCACTGGGCGCATCAACGTCTACGTTGTCAGGTTTGACAACAGTTACGGTTACGCAAGACCCGACTGCTGCATTGCAGTTGTCCACCAAGCAATATGTTGACGGTCAAGTCGCATCGGTCAGCAATACGACCTACCACACTGCGGCGGCTGCGGCGACAACCGCCAATTTAACTGCAACCTACAACAACGGAACCGCTGGTGTTGGCGCGACGTTAACCAATAGTGGGGCGCAAGCAGCATTTGCGGTTGATGGTTATACCGCATCGTTGAATGACCGCATCCTTGTTAAGGATATGACGACTGCCGCTTATAACGGAATTTACACGGTTACTACGGTTGGTTCCGGCGCAATAAACTGGGTTTTGACCCGCGCAACTGACTTTAATACGGTTGGCACTGGCCCAAATTACATTGAAACTGGCGCTGGTGTGTTTATTTCTGGCGGCACGACATGGGGTTCAACCTCATGGGTGATGAATACAACTGGTACAATTACGGTTGGTTCTACGTCCCTTGTGTGGGTGCAAACATCATCTGCTGGTAACTTTACTGTTACGGCCCCAATTACCAAGACGGGTAATACCATTGGCCTTGGTACGGTAGGCGTTGCAAACGGCGGTACGGGTCTGACCACATTGACTGCATACGGTTTGTTGTATGCTGCAACTACGTCATCTGTAGGTCAGATATCGCCATCTACCACGGGCTACCCGTTGCTCTCCACTGGCGCTTCAACGGCTCCTGCGTTTGGTCAATTGTCCTTAACGGCTGGTGTAACGGGTACGCTTCCCGTTGGCAACGGCGGCACAGGTACGGCTACGGCGTTTACCACCGGATCGGTTGTATTTGCGGGTGCATCTGGCGTCTATTCGCAGAACAACACCAAGTTTTTTTGGGATAACACCAATAACCGTTTGGGTATTAACACCGCGTCGCCACAAACGCAGTTGACAATTCTTTCCAATACGCAAACGACTACGCCAACGGCTACGCTTCCGGCTGGTACGGACGTTTACATTGTTGGCGCGAATGCCGCCAATACCCGTATTACGCAAGACGCTTACGGAACTGGCGCTTATGGTGTGTTCACGGCACGACAAGCCCGTGGCACGGCTGCATCTCCTACGGCATCGCAGTCCGGCGATTTCTTGGCGCAATTTACGGCCCGTGGTTATGGCGCAACTGCATTTGGCACGGCGTCTACGGGTTACATTGCGTTTTCTGCGGCGGAAAACTTTACGGACACGGCGCAGGGTACATATGCGGGTATTTACACAACGCCAACGGGCAGCAACTCAATTGCTGAAGTATTTCGTTTTGGCCCGGCTGGTCAATTAGGTATTGGCGGCGCTACATACGGCACGTCTGGTTATGTCCTGACATCAGGTGGTGCATCTGCTGCTCCAACGTGGTCGCAAGTTTCTGCTACGGCTCTTAGTGGCACGGTTCCAGTTGCCAACGGTGGTACGGGCCTTACAACTTATGCGGTTGGCGATCTTCTTTATGCTTCCGGCACAACGACCCTTTCTCGCCTTGCGGATGTAGCAACGGGTAACGTGTTATTGTCCGGCGGTGTGGGCGTGGCTCCTTCGTGGGGTCAAGTCTCCCTTACAACGGCTGTTACTGGAACGCTTCCCGCCACAAATGGTGGTACAGGTCAAGCATCCTATACCATTGGCGATCTGCTTTATGCCTCATCAACGACGGCACTTTCCCGTTTGTCTGATGTTGCTACGGGTTCTGTATTGGTTTCCGGCGGAACTTCCACGGCTCCGGCTTGGTCTTCTTCGCCAACAATTAGCGGCACAACAACGTCTGGCTACTTCATTGCAAACGGCGCGATTACATCGTCCCTTAATGCTGGTGCTTATTCCTATGGTACGTTGGCTTATTCTGACACTAACATATTCTTGTCGCTTACCTCATCGGTAAATAGTTACAACCAAATGGTATTGCAAAATACCAACGCGGGTGCATCTGCTTCTACCAATTTTATTGTTTCCAATAATAACGGAACCAACAGCACGTACTTTGGTGAATTTGGCATGAATTCGTCTGGGTTCACGGGTTCTGGTGCATTCAATGCTGCCAATGCCGTATATTTAGATGCAACATCTGCTGACCTTGTAATTGGAACAACAACCGAAAACGCCATTCATTTTGTCGTAAATAGCGGCACAACTGATGCAATGACCATTGCATCCGGTGGCACGGTAACAATTGGTACGCTTAACCTTACCAATGCGCTTGGTACATCTTATGGCGGCACTGGCCTTACATCGTTTACTTCTGGTGGTGCGGTTTATGCGACATCTACGTCCGCATTAACAACCGGAACGCTTCCAATCGCATCGGGCGGCACGAATAGCACGGCTACGCCAACGGCTGGCGGTGTTGGATACGGCACGGGTACGGCTCATGCTTATTCTGCGGCGGGTACTTCTGGTCAACCTTTGATTTCTGCGGGATCAAGCGCACCTGCATTTGGAACGCTTGCCCTTGGTACGGCCAACACCAACGTAAGCGGTACGTTAACGGTTACTAACGGTGGTACGGGTGCTGCCACATTTACTGCCAACGGTGTTATTTACGGCAACACAACAAGCGCATTGGGCGTCACCGCCGCAGGTACTACTGGTCAGGTATTGATTGCAACGACCAGTTCCGCCCCTTCATGGGGCCAAGTATCGTTAACGGCTGGTGTAACAGGCACATTACCTGTCGCTAACGGTGGTACGGGTATTACAACTACGCCATCCAACGGCCAAATCCCAATTGGTAACGGCACGAACTACACGGCTGCTACGTTAACGGCGGGTGCAGGTATTACCATTACTAACGCATCCGGCTCTGTTACGGTTGCGGGTACAGGTTCAACTATTAACTCCCAGACGACTGGTTATACGCTTGTGGCGGGTGATGCGGGTAAAACAATATCAATCACCACTGGTGGTGTGACTGTTCCCAACTCAATCTTGTCAGCGGGTAACATTGTTACTATCTACAATAACTCAGGTAGCAGCCAGACAATCACGCAAGGCTCTGGTGTAACAATGCAGTGGGCAGGTCAATCTTCATCCACAACAGGAAACAGGACGCTTGGATTATACGGAATTTGCACTATAATCTTTATCACATCTTCTAACGCTGTCATTTCTGGCGCAGGGCTGACGTAACATGACTATTATGCAAAGTTTTTTTACGACCGCTGGCGTAACCGCTGCTGCTCCCGGTTCTATTACATACAATTCTGCTGGTCCATTTAGTTGGACAGCACCTGCGGGTGTTACATCTGTGTCTGTCGTCGCGGTAGGCGGTGGCGGTGGTGCAGGGTACTCTGGTGGTGGTGGCGCTGGCGGTGGCGGTCTTGGATATTATAACAATTATACAGTAACGCCCGGTTCAACATATAATGGATATGTTGGCGGCGCAGGGTCTGCTGGTAATGGAGCAGGGCCGTACCCCCAAGGTACTCCGGGCGGGACAAGTTATTTTGTTTCAACACCTACTGTTTTTGGCGGCGGTGGATGTGGGGCTTCATTTACCCCCGCTGGTGGGGCTGTTGGCGGTCCGGGCGGTACGCATGGTGGCGGCGGCGGCGGTAACGGCGGTGCGGGTGGTCCGGGAAAACAAGTTACTCCATATGCCGCTCAAGGTGGCGGTGGCGGTGGAGCCGCCGGATATTCAGGAAATGGTGGCGCTGGCGGTAATGCAAGAACCGCAGGTAAGGGCTGTTCTGGCTCTGGTGGCGGTGGCGGCGGTGGCTCTGGCGTTGGCTATCAATCAAACAATGGAGGAAGTGGCGGCGGCGGAGTTGGTCTTTTGGGGCAAGGACCAAATGGAGCCGGGGCGGGTGTAAGTGCAGATGCGAAAGGCGGGTACGGAGGGTCATCTGGTAGCAATGCTACAGCCGCTACAGGTACGTGCTATCAAAATGGAAGTCCCGGAGGTTCTTATGGCGGCGGCGGAGCAAGCGGCGGCGTTAATATTTGCTGCTCTTATGGCGTTGGTAATTCTGGATCAGGCGCGGTTGGCGCAGTACGTATCATGTGGCCCGGAACTACACGTTCATTCCCATCAACTTCAGCAGGGTCGCCATAATGTCTAATTGGTATATTCAAGTTGATGAACAAGGTAATACAATTAACCATCCATTGATGGAGGAAAACCTTATTGATATTTATCCAAATGGTATTCCAGCGCAATACCAACCATTTATCCGTATACCAATCCCAACGCCAAATGTTTTTCAAACGGTAGGAAATGTTCCTTCGTATGAAAAAATTAATGGCGTTTGGCAGGATGTATGGCCTTTAATTTCTGATTTAGACGAAAAAATTACTCAAACTAAATTGGAAATTGATCAATTGGTTTCAAATATTAAAACTGATCGGATTGCGAAGGTTAATGCTTTAATTATAAATTCATCAACAACTGATGCGCAAAAATTTGCATATAATAATTATCTTGCACAATTGCAGGACTATACGGTAACGGATTATTTGAATTGGGAAGTGCCTAAGATACCTAAGTTAGATTCAAACGGGAATATCATATCTTAAAAAAGGAAATAAGATGTCTGATGCCATTAATGGTTGGCACTACTTCACGTCACCTATCTATAAGTTTAATAAACCAGAATTTTTAAAAACAGCCGCCAAAGTATGCACGGAAAAATTAGCGGAAGTTAAAAAAACAACCAAGTTAGACGATGTATACCCATTATATAATACTGGGCCATTGCATATTGATGATAGGCTAAATGACCTTGTTAATTATGTATTGGAAACGTCTTGGAAAATTCTGGACGACCAAGGATACAATATGAGTTTGTATCGTATGGAAATGTATGAATTTTGGTGTCAAGAACATCATTACCGTTCAGGACACGAAAAACATTTTCATAATTCAGTTATTTCTGGATTTTATTTTATAGATACGCCGCCTGATGGATGTAAACTGGTTATCCATGAGCCAAGATCAACTAAAGAATTTGTTTCTTTAATTGAAAAAGACTCATCACAAGCAACATACGCCAGTAACATGATTAATTTTACGCCAGAAGCGGGATCAATTATGTTTGCTAATTCTTGGTTGCCGCATTCTTTTACGCGAAATTTATCCAAAAAACCATTTCGTATGATTCATTTTAATGTTGGTGTCTCATATGTTCCACCTGTTACCTTTCAACCATCAGCAACGGTTATTTAAACATGATTACTAATTATACTGCTGAAAAATCATCTATTATTTATCCTCATGTTTATTGGGAAGGATATTTTACAAATGAAGAATTGGCATTAATTGTTGAATATTGCGAAAACAAAAAATTAGAAAATGGTAAAGTTCAAGATGACATTATGAAAGATATGAGAAAATCAAAAATAAATTTTAGCAATCCTGACGAAGAAAATAGGTGGATTTTTAATAAATTGAACAATTTTGTTCAGATGATAAATGATAAATTTTATAACTTTGACCTTGTTGGATATAACAACTTTCAATTTTCTACATACAATGCAAAAGAAAAAGGTCATTACGATTGGCATGTTGATAGTTTTGTTGGGAAACAAAATCCAGAGGGTAATGGACTTCATCGGAAGTTATCCATGACATTGCTTTTGAATGATGATTTTGAAGGCGGCGATTTTGAAATTAACCTATCTCAGCCCCAAAAAATTGATGTAAAAAAAGGAAGGGCAATTTTTTTTCCATCTTATACTTTGCACCGCGTAACGCCCGTCACCAAGGGCATACGCAAGTCACTGGTCATTTGGGTTGAAGGCCCACGTTGGAAATGAAGAAGTACGGAATCCGGTTTAATAAGTCCCGTGGTCAGCCCGGTCGCGGGACGGAGGATCACGTCTGGCGGGTGTTTGAAAACGGCAAAGAGTACCTGTTTAAGCATTTGGACATACAGGTTCCCGTCAAGGATGAAAGGGATGGCGGGGATTGGAATATTGTCTGCTTTGGTGTATTATCCATTGACCGCGACACTTCTACGGCAATTATCCGGGATTCTTAACTATGACCCTGACAGACCATATTGATACAGGCGTTAAACATTTTATGGATTGGCTGTCGCTCTCCGCTGCATTGGGTAGTATTATGGGTTGGATACCGGAAGTTGGCGCGTTTTTTCCTATTATTTGGTACGGAATTAAAATTTACGAGACTGATACAGTTCAAAGTTTGTTAGGCAAGAAGGGCAAATCTAATGTCAGTGACGACTAATTTAGCCCTAAACGAACCAGCGTATAACAGCACGTCCCCCACATGGGACCAGCCACTCAATTATAACGCCACAATTCTTGACCAGATGTATGGCAATACTACGTCCGTTTCTGTGAACACGGGCGGCTCTACGACTTACACTAATATTGCGGCGCCAAGCGCGACGGCGGCGGGTTCTACGTCTCAGGCCATGAGATTTAACCTTACGGGCGCATTGGCGGCCAACCAGAACGTGCTTTTGCCGCAAGGCGTGGCTGGAATGTGGATTGTTACAAATGGCACGTCTGGCACATATACAGTAACAATGGGGTCCAATAACGGCAGCAATGCTGCGGCTGGGACGACCGTGGCCGTCCCCCAAGGTTATAGCACTATTATCTATTGTGACGGCACCAATGTTAAGAAGGCGGATGATGGAATCATTCAAAGTGGTTCTATTTCCGGCAACTTGACGGTTAGCGGCAGTATTACTGCGGGAACTACGATTGCGGCGGGAACTTCTATGTCAGCGGCCACCACGGTCACTGCCGGAACTTCTGTCAACGACGCCATTGGCAATGTCCGTAGCATCCCAATTAACTCCCAAACATCTTCCTATGTATTGGTGGCATCTGACAATGGTAAGGCTATTGCCATTACAACTGGCGGTATCACTGTTCCCAACTCTGTAATGTCTGCGGGTAATGCCGTCACAATCTATAATAATTCCGGCAGCAGCCAAACAATTTCCCAAGGTTCTGGCCTGACGCTGCAATGGGCTGGGCAAGCCACCTCCACAACAGGCGACAGAACACTTGGCTTGTACGGTATTTGCACAATTCTTTTTGTGTCAGCATCAAATGCGATAATTTCCGGCGCTGGTTTAACGTAATGAAATTTACGTGGGAATTTCCGCAATTTATAGTTAGCCCACAATATGATGGCCTAGCCAACGTGGTTACGGCCATTAATTGGGTATGCACGGGTACGGATGGGATACATACAGCATCAACATCCGGGACGGCCAGTTTAGGATCACCAAACCCCGCAGAATTTGTGCCATATGCAAATATTACGCAACAAATGGCCTATGCATGGGTATCAGGTTGCATTAGTATGCCCGGCGTTGAGGCGCAAATCGCTTCACAAATTAACCTACTAGGTGAAACAACGTCACAAACCCAACAACCACCATTTTAAGAGGATATAATGGATAATCTTGAACTTGACCTTAAACTTACCGTTGCTCACGTTAACACTGTGCTTAAGCATCTTGGTGCTGGCGTCTATGCTGAAGTTGCTGATCTTATTAGCCTTTTACATGGTCAAGCAAAGCCTCAAGTTGAAGCTGCAGCTGTTGCGCCTGTTGCGGCGGAACCAGCACCGGAAAATCCACCTGCTGAATAATATGGATTAAGTATGGACCCGTTTACCCTCATCGCTGGCGCGACTGCAATCTACAATAGCATTAAGTCCGCCGTCGATGCAGGGCAGGACGTAATGGAAACTGCAGAAAAAGTGGGCAATCTTTTCAGTAAGGTTGCCCAAATTGTTACTATTGCGTCAACTCCTCGCAGAAAGAAAATGTTCCAAAGCCAAGCTGAGTTTGAGGCTGAGGCGGTCAAAATTTATGCCGCCAAAGCTAAGGCTCAGCAAATGCAATTGGACGTTAAAAACATGTTTGTGGGACAATATGGTCCCGCCGCATGGGAAGGTATTCAGCGTTCAGTCATTGAGATGCGGAAGGAAGCTGCCCGTCAAGCTGCGGCTGCCTTGAAGGAACAGGAAGAAAACCGCAAGGATTTGATTATGGTTAGCAGTATTGTGGGTTTTCTGGTATTAGGCATTGGCGCGATTGGCTTATATCTTATGTTGACGGTGAAATAACATGGACATTATAGAATCTGGGAAACCTATTTCAGCTAAAGGCCAGAAAGGATTTTCCGCACGGCATGGCATGACAAATACCAGAATCCATAAAATTTGGGCTGGTATGATTGAACGCGGACTTCCAAATTACAAAGATTCACATCGTTATTATGATCGCGGCATTAGAGTTTGTGATAGGTGGAAAATTTTTGAGAATTTTTATGAAGATATGGGGGAGCCACCAATTGGAATGTCCATTGATCGTATTGATGTAAATGGAAATTATAGCCCAGAAAATTGCCGTTGGGCTTCTCCTAAAACACAACAAAACAACAAAACAAATACACGTTATTTAAATGTAAACGGTGAAAAAATTCCTTTAATGGAATTTGCAAATAAATTGGGTATTAAGAAATCAGCCGCTCAATATGCCTATTCGTTCATTAAAAAAATGAATGATTTAGGCTTGAACGTCTCTGTATGGGAGAATTAATATGGATTTAATGAAAAATTTTGGTCCTTTAATTTCATCCGTTGCGCCAACATTAGCGACGGCATTGCTTGGTCCTGTAGGGGGTATGGCAGTTAAAGCCATTTCCAGTGCTTTATTTGGGCATCAAGATGGAACAGAGGACGACATTATGTCGGCTTTGGCTAATCCAAATGGCGACCAATTAGCCGCTCTCAAAAAGATTGACGCAGATTTTAAGGTTCAAATGAAATCTTTGGACATTGATCTGGAGCGGATTTCTGAACAGGACCGTGATTCAGCCCGTCAAATGCAGATTGCAACGCGGGATTGGATTCCTCGTGTTTTGGCTGTTGGTGTGACAATCGGGTTCTTTGGCATCATTGCCTACATTTTACATTTTGGCCTTCCAGCTACGGGTGGTGAAGCACTTCTTATGCTTATTGGGACGCTTGGAACTGCTTGGACTGGCGTTATGGGATTTTATTTTGGCTCTTCTGCTGGTTCGAAACAAAAGACTGATGCGCTTACGGCTTCTTTGGGGAACAAACAGTGAACGGTAATTTTGAACAATGTTTAGCCCTCGTTCTTAAATCTGAAGGTGGGTATACGGATAATCCCAAAGACCCCGGCGGTCGTACAAACCTTGGCGTAACGCAAAAAGTTTGGGAATCTTGGGTGGGCCACGAAGTTAATGAAGCTGAAATGAGGGCTTTAGGGCCGCAGGACGTGGCTCCTTTGTATAAAGCTAATTATTGGGATAAAATCAGTGGCGACTCACTTCCTCTTGGCATTGACTATGCCACTTTTGATATGGCTGTTAATAGTGGGGTAGGCCGTGCGGCGAAAACCCTTCAGCAGGTACTTGGTGTTGGTGCGGACGGACAAATCGGCCAAGCCACAATTAGTGCTTGTGAAGCGGCTAACGCTCGTGAAGTTGCTACGGGAGTCTGTGAAGCAAGACTAGCCTTTTTGCAAAGTTTGCCCACGTATGGTACGTTTGGCAAAGGTTGGTCAAATAGAGTTGCGGCGGTAGAAAAGGC